GCCACTTCCTGAAATTGTTCAGTTGCCCACTGGTATTCGATGGGATCGTCCAGCGGAGAATCGCTCGCTTCACGTTCATTTGAATAGGTGGCCGTAACAGTCCAGAAGTAAGGCGAAGCACCTTCGTTGCGTGCCCGCAGACTGTTGCAATAGCTTGACGGGTCATTCGGGTAAGGCTGGCCCAGGAACGGCAACGCGGCAGCCTGAAGGACTGTGACTTGATCGTCAAATCTGTTGTCAGTCCTCACGCGGTAAAGTTGCGTATGCGTGATGCTGCCGCTGAGATCGCCGCCGCCTTCGCGGCCGTCCCAGATTTTACGTGCCCAGGTTACGGCCATTATGTAAATGACTCCACGGTTTTCTGATCGAACATACTGCCCTTGATCAGTTGGTTTTGTTCGTCCAGTTTGTCGTTTGTCTTCTTCTGTTCGCTCAGTTGTTTTTCGCCAGTGCTGCCACGGCCGAAGACATTACGAACAATCGAGCTGAACGCGCCTGCACTGCCAGCCGTTGCAGCTCCTGCAAATTGTACCTGCCGCTGTTCTTGCTCGTCTTCCAGATTGCCGGCCAGTTTCGGGCCAGCTTCCCTGAAGCCTTGCCACATACCATCACTGACACTCTCGGCCACTTTCGGCACTAACTCTCTGCCGATGCCGCCAGGCATGCCCGGAACGGCACGGCCGCCGGTTGCCCCCGCAAGTAGATCCTGTTTGATCACAAAGCCTGAAGCCGCAGCCTTTCCGACTTCTTCGCCGGCTTTCTTCATGTCTTGTTCTGCCAGAAACTCTTTTGAAATCGCCGCTCTCGGTGCGAACAAATCAAAGACGCCCCCCAGAATTCCACCGGCACCCGGCTTTTCCTCATTGTCAAACTGATCAAGCGGATTGCCGAAAACTAATTCTTTTGCCTTCCTAATTTGTTCAACGCCTGCACCGATAGATTCCGCCCATTGTGCAACACCTTCTGCCATACTTGCCAGCAATGGCTGCATTGCCTCCAATGTTCGCAACAATGCCTCACCGAAGATATCCGCGAATACTAAACCGATTTCCATTCCTATTTCCGCCAGCTTTAGCATTGCGGTAATAATCGGTTTCAGACCTTCCAACAGCCTTTGTAAATTCGGCAATAGACCTTCTTGGATGAATGTTGTGATACCTTTCATTCCGTCTTTGAGATTAAACGTCTCAATGATGAACTTTCCGAATTCCACTGCCGCCATTTTCACATTATCAACCAGTGTCGAGAATAAAGCGCCTGCCGTGTTCTGCGTGTCTTCCAGTGCGGTCGCAAATTGGCCCTGACCTGTTGTCATTCTCATCAAAGCCTGCTCAACCATCGCATAGCTGATCTGGCCCTGTTCGCCCATCTTTCTAACCTCTTCAACACTCTTGCCAGTCATGTTGGCAAGTTCCTGATAAATGTTGATTTGGCGATCAATCAGACGGTTGCCTTCCACGGCTTGCAGTTTGTTCATGCCGCGAACTTTGCCAAGAATGTCAGCCAGTTCGTTCATACTGGTTCCGCTGGTTGCTGCCAGCTTCGCCATCATTTCAAGGTTGCGGTGTACATCCTCAATCGAAAACCCAAAGCCTAGCATTGTCTTTGCGGCCTGTGCGATGTCCTGCACTTCAAACGGCGTAGCCGCTGCAAACTCCCGCAGCTTACGCATCATTTCGCCCGCTGCCTGCGAACTTCCCGTCAACGTCTTTAGCTGCACTTCCAACATTTCAACGCTGGCAGCCTGCTGCACTGACGACACTACCGCTCTGGTAAACGCACCGATCAACGCCGTAGCTGTTGTATATGCCACGCCAACAGCCGCAGCAGCAGCGGCCATTCTCGCCATCCCTGCCACTGACGTATTCATGGCAGCGTTGCCCTGACCCATTGCGGCAGTGTTCTGCCCCACGGCGTTTGTGACGCCTGCAACGGAACCTTGAGCCTCACGCATCTTGCGTTGGAATTGGCCAGTATTCGCCGTCATGTTGACGATCATGTCACCGATTACCGCCATAACTTCCCCCAAACATTGCAGCGGCCTGATTCGGTGCCACTTCGTTTTTCGGCTCGTCTTTGCCCAAGATCATCCAAGGCATCACCTTTGCCCCAAATGCGTGACAAACAGCCGCACCAGCATTTGCGATGGTGTCTTTCACAGGCTCATATCCGAAAGGCTCCAGCGTGTAATAGGCCACCCACTCATCGAATTGCTGGCTGGTCATACTCTCCAACATCGCGTCAACGTCATATTGACCGCAGACGACGGCCAGCCGCATGGCTAGCCGCCTTCTGTGGTCTTTGGCTAGTTTCCCGCCAGCGTTTCAATGTCATCCTCTTTCATGCCGCATAGACGCATCGCCACATTGACAATCCGCTCCACAACGGCCGAAGACTGCCCTCCGATGGCTTCGATGTCTTCAACTGTAAAGATGGCGTTGCCGTCGTCGTCTTTGCAACATGCGACCAGCAGCCGCTGCCGCACTTCCTGCAATCGCCTGGCTGCCGGCTTGCCGCCTTTCGTTTGGAACTGCTGCTCAAACTGGCTGCGAGCCTTGGCCGTCATGCCATGTACATTAACGTAAGAATCTTCACCGAACTCCGGCAACGGCACCCGCTCAGCAGGCACCGCTGCCGGAGCCAGGAAGGCTTCCCTGCTAATCACCGCCATCAGTCGTCCTCCTCATCTATTGCGTTTGGGCCAGGAATTGGCTCGCCAGTCTCAGGATCGTACCCAGAGATCTCGCCGGCATCGAATGCCTCAAAGTCCTCTGGTGCGATCCCTTTCTGTAACCGCTCATACGCCGCCTTTGCTTTTTCCATCGCCGTAGGCGTCATCTGTGCGGCCTTCTCGCACTCATCGTCAGCAGGCTTTGCACAGCCCATACGGACCAGCATGAACGCCTGCGGGTTTTCAATGATTGCACCGACTTGCAGCCAAGTCTTTTCCCCTGGCACATACTCAGGATGAGTAGGCCCCATTTCCATAGGTCTCAACAACTCTGCCTTCACTGCTTCACCTCAAAACTAAGTAGGCCACGTTCCAAGGCCGTCGAGCTTGATGGCTCCAGATGCTCGCAGGCCGTCATTCATTGCGACTGTCACATCAAAAGAAACGCCAGCACCCGTAAACGGGTATTCGGTGTTGCCCGTGTCGGCGTAGATGATTTTCCAGTTCTGGGCAGCCGGCGTTGTCAGCAGGTCAGTAATTGCCTGATGGCCAGCTAGTGCAGGATCATAGAACAGCTCAAAGTTGACGCTGCCAGGTTCCGTGTATCCTGTGGTGTCGTATTCCTTGCCGGCACCACTGGTGTCCAGTGTCGTGCTCTCGAACGTCTCAGACTCCGCCCCTGACTGCTCCAGGCTGGTAACCTGTGCAACGGCCGTGAAGACCATCGACAGTTCTTGCTGAAGCACCGTTCCTTTGCAGACTACCTTTGCCATTTTATTTCCTCCGAATTGTTGCTTGATTGTCTTTGCTAACAGTCAGAAGGCCGTCAGCAATTAAATAGCCATGACGGCCGCCATCAGTGCTGATCAGCACCGATGGAACTAACAATTGCACGCTCTCAGCCTTTGCCAATAACGTGTTCGTCTCAAGTTCCCAGATGTTCCATTTGCCTGAATCTTTGCACCAGTCCAATTTCATGCCGGGTTGTACATCACATCCAAATCAAGCGTGACAACGTAAATTCCGACATCACTGGCATCAGTCGGTGGCTCATAACTGTCTGACTCATCGTTCAGCAGAACGGCCCCGATTGTTTCACTGCCTGCCGCCCCTGTGTAATCGTCAAGAAACACGCGAACAGCATCAGCCAGCGTTGCCGCCTCGACGCTTCTGTCCGCCTTGCAGTCAATGTCATAGTTGATGCTGCGTAGCTCACTGGTCCCGTCAAAGGCGTTCATCTCATTACTATTGAGCTGTGTAATGATGATGTGAGGCAAAACGGCTTTCTGTGGAGCCTTGTTGACGTACACGCGTGAACTCACCAAGGCCGTAATTGTGCCCTCGCCTGTCAGCAGTGAGACCAGTCCTGATTTCATTGTCATCGACGCCGTCTCACTTTCTTACGCCGTTTTCTGGCCTGTCGTATCAGCTCTTTCTTTGACAACTCCCGGAACTTCGCCAGTGCTGCTGACTTGCTCTTTCGGACGCCGGCAGGAACAACGCCAGGCAACAGCGGAGCCATCTTGCCAGTGTTGCGGCCGTCAGTTTTTCTCGTTCTGTCGCTCGTTCCAAGGATTGCCCAGTGGATGTTATTAGCTGAGATCCCAACGCCTGAACGATTCCCGCGTTTTGCCTTTGCCTGTTCGCCCCATGCTTTGCGGCGTTCTTTCTTTATTCCAACCTGACTACCTGCTTTCGCAGTCACTTTCTTTGTCCGCTTGTCACGCTTTACAAAGCGGCTACCAAT